ACCATTTACTTGAGTATCGAGAGCCTCGAAAAACCCTTCGGTACTCATAGGCGCACTTTCAGGGGCTCCTGTTTGAGCGTTACTTACTTGTACATTTTCATCCATAATCTATCCTTTTTATTTTGTTAAAGTTATTCTTTTTCTTTGCTTTTATCAAAGTCTTTTTTTGAGCCTAATTTTGCCTCTTGAACAGCTGATTTTATCTCTCTTGAAAGTTCTCTTTTAGCCATTTGAAACTCTCCCTGCATCAAGCTTCTCAATAATTTCTGTTGAGCTTCGGTGGCAAGTACATCTTTTCTCACTTCAGTTTCTCCCTGCTGAACTTTCATTTTAATTCCAGCTTGGACTAATTGTCTTTCAAGAGTCTCAATGGTTCCCTCTTTATCTTTCATCGCTTCTGACAATTGTTCCAGTTGAGATTGAAGCTGTGAATATAAGCTCTTTCTGTCTACTAATTGTTTCTTATTTCTAATATCAGTTTCAGCTATCATAGCAATATCATCAATCAATCCAGCTTGGAACCATCTGAAATATTCTTCTAATAATGCCCATCTGTTAAGAGGTAAAGTGGCTCCAGCTACAATTCTTACATCAAATCTGGCTGATTCGTAATCCATCCATTTACCAATTGCTTTACCATAATCATTGAAAATGGGAATATTAACCCGTACATCTTTTTCTGTATCTGGTTCTTGACCTGCTTCTGGTTGAACTATTCTAAATACTTTATCAATCTGATAATGTCTTTGAGCTACCATTTGAAAACATTTTCCAAGTTGCTCAAGAGCTGGTTCTACAATTGTTGCCATCCAAGATTTTAACCTTCTTGTACCAAATTCATCATTAGCGAGTAATCCTCTGTAAGTCTCAGCCTGCTGCTGAGTAAATCCCATCATAGCTGATGGAACACCAGAGATATACTCTGCATCTTGTTTACCCTCTTGAGTAATTGTATAAAAAGCGTTGTTGATAGGAGCTGGTAATACTGGCGTAGGGGGTTGAAATCCCTGTCTGTATTTTAACAAAGCACCTGGGCTTGATGAATATTGTTCCCATTCTTCCTCATCTACTGAACCTTCTTCATATAACCACCTGAGATTAGAAGCTAAATTAGCATTATGAACCATAATCTGATGAGCTTTATTAATCTCCTGCTGTTTTCCAATCAAAGGCATCACTGCTGACATTGGATATGGAGTTCCAGTATATAGATACGGAATTGGGATAATTGGATATTCAGTAATTGGTAATTCATATTCATATAAGAAGACATCATCACCTACACTACAAACCAATTTTATCCTTGTTTCATGAAAGTTGACAAAATCTACTACTGAACTTTTGAACTGTCTTCCTTTCATCATAACATCAAATTCTTCTTTTCTCATGACCACTTGCTCTACTCTGGTCATTTCCTCTTGAGCTGCTGACATTAGTTCTTGTTGTTTCTCAGCTAATGCAGTTTGCATCATATCTTGAGCTTTTTTAACCTCTAAATCAGCTCTTTCCTGTATAATCTCTCCAGCCTGCAAAGATTCTTGTATTGACATAATCTTTTCTTGCAACTGAACTTCTACTTCAGCCTGAAATTCTTGTAATTGAACCTGTACAGATTCTTTTAATTGAGATTCTTGCTCGTCAGTTAAAGGGATTCTAATAAAAGCATTTACAAATGGAACTTTTATCTTACTATAATTTTCATAGTATGCGATGATTTGTTCTTCTTCACCTTTTGGACTTAATCCAAAACTTACATCGTCTGGCTGTGTAATCTTAGACGACTCAACATCCCTCTGAGTATATGAAGCACTATAATCACTAGTTGCTTTAATTTTATTAATCTTAGCAGAATGTTGGGGAAATAGATTTTTTAACTGAGTCTTTGAAAGGCTCTTCTTAACCATAATGAACCCAGCATCTCTAAAGAGAAAATCACGGCTAGTTGGGTCTACAAATACATCATAAGGGTCTATTCGACTAAAAGTAACTTCCCCTTTTCCATGGTCTGCATCTTGGTCTACATCTACTAGAAAATATCCAACACCTTTAACAAGACTATCCAAAACAACCTGTCCATAAATAGAATTACCATTGGATAAGTGCCAACAATAATCAGAAATATCAGAGTGTACTTGCGCAATATCTGTGTCATCTCCAGTCGCTCCTACTGCTTTCCATCTTGGACTATTAGCAGTCACAAAATATTTCATTATCTCAATAATAGGTAAAATCCTATTAATCGTAAAAGTTGGCATCCCAGATTCTTCTAAAGACTTCTCCTCATCCATAGTAAGTTGCTCATCAAGATAAAAATCATATCCTTTCTGACTTTTACTACGCCACTTAGACCTATCTGTACTGTTTGACCTATCCCATAATTGTTTATTTACATGGGCTTTGTTTTTTCTTCCTCTTTTTGCCATTATCTCATTAACCTTTTTTCTAATTTACCAAGAATACTCTTATCTAAGTCAAATTGAAGTTTAACTCCTCTTGCTCCTCCGATATTTGAAGCCCCTACTTTGAATTTTCCATATTTAGTGGGAAAAGATAATCCTCCTCCTCCAACTCCAATTCCTTTTCTACGAGCAGCTTCATGTAATAATAATGCTCCAGCCGAAGGAGCTGGAAATCTTTTGAGAGTATCAGCAGCTGTAGCCGCTTGAGACATATAACTCGACCAAACAGATGAAGGTTCTGAATGAGATAAGGTTTCTGCAACATTAGTGCCAAAACTAAATAACTTACCATATAAAGAATCTTCTCCAATAGGTGTCTTTAATCTCAAGTTAGCTACACTCATTGGAGTTTGTGTTTGTCTATATGGAGATTTACTTTGTGGCATTAGGCTACTACCCAGCTTTTAGCTCGTTTTTTAGGCTTATACCAGCCTTTTTTAGACTCATTTTGCTTCATATTAGGCGGAAATGCGTGTAATTGTGCATAATAAAGGGTCTCAATTGTATCGTCGTGAGCCATTTTAGGCCCAAAAGTAATGATTTCATTAGTTAAATCAAACATATTTTCTCTTAAATAGACATTACCAGTGCTAAATCTACCGCTTAATCCGCTATAAATCCTATTTCTCTTGTTCATTCCACCTGGTTTCTCTGGAATTACACCTACATTGAACTTATTTTCTATTCTTCTTCTCTCATTCAATGACTGAAATATTGACCTATTCATGGCAACATCTTCTACTGTACTTGAAACACAGTGATATTTCTGATGCATATCCATAATGTAATCAACAACACCTTTTTTCCCAATCATTTCTCCTTTGTTATCTCTTGAGCCTACAGTGGGAATACTTCTATGCCTTTCATACTCTAATACATATAACTTATTATTCGGGTCAACAGCAATAGCCATTATTACTGAGAAATCAGAAGTCTTTGTATCTATATCAGTAGCAGGGTCGCATCCTATAAAAGTATTACATGGAAACTTCTCTCCATCTACATAAATATAATTGAATCCATCCTCATTCTCATAATATCCCTGCCAGTACTTAATATGATTTCTATTCCAGACTGAGTCTTCCTCACTCTGAACTTCCATCATATATTCTTGATAAAACTTCTGACTCTGTCCACTATCGAGGTAAAACTTCTTCTTTTCATCCAATTTATCCTTAGAAAAGAATGACGGCCATAATGGAGTGCCGTCTGGAAGTATTGCTTTATAAGTAATGACTTTCCAAGAAAACTTCTCACCACCCTTAATAGCTTTCTGGTAATTATTAATAAGATTGTTAATAAAGGAATCATAATGTACGGGAGTGCCATTAACACGCAACCGACCAGTATGAGGTTCAAGCGCAGGATAAACAACAGCGGTAACCAGATTTGCGTTCTTAGCTCTAGCGTCGGGTGTAATGGTGTTTGCTTCATGTTCAAAATCATCTAATATGATTAAGTCATATCGCTTATGAAGTTTCGCTCCTCCACGAATACCAGCAACATTACTCTTTGATATTAACTTGCATCCATTAGTTAACTCTATATCTTCTTCTGTCCACTTCCTACCTTTAAGATTTCCGAAAAAATACCGAATACTGTCATTAAATTCAAGGTGATGTTTAATATAGTCCATATTTCCAACAGATAGCTTCTGGGTAGCGGATACCCACGCATAGAAATGCATATCATCTTTAGGACAAAAAACGAAGTCTTTTATAATTGAAGCCTTAGTAAGAACAGTTTTACCATGACCTCTGGGAAGAATGATTCCAAGCTGCTTTACTTCTACATCATCAATAGCATCTGCCATCTCGTAATGAAAAGGAGGGGTTTCACTACGCATAAAATCATCTGGTAAAAAAAGCTTACCAAATGCGATTAAATCCTTATAAGCAAGTTCTAGCTGTTCTTCAGCTTGATTTACGTTCTTCTTGTTTATGTTCGGCATCTTTGCTTTTCTTCTCTAAGAATTTTTGAAACTTCTTCTCATCTTTATTCATTTCAATATAATAGTCAAGCACTAATTCAGCATTACGCTGTCGTTCCATATAATTCGCAAGAGCATATTCAAGAACTTTAACCCTCTGTATCAATTCTTTTCTTTTGAGTTTTCGTTTAGTTGCTATCATTTTCCCTGCCCCCTGCGTTTTTTCTTATAGTATTTCTTGCTGACCTTATTTCCGTATTTAGTATTACTACCATGACCTTGCCTTGTTCTTTTACCTCTTAATGGCTTTCTATAATCATCACCCATAGAATTTACCTTTAAAAATAGCTTTGCCGTCATAAATACCAACTGAGTCTATCTGGAACCTATCACTATCATATTCTACAATTCCAAATCCCTGCTGCCAAT